GTCTTTAACGAAAAGACTCTGAAGATTTACCCCCCCCCCAACCTCTCATGAGAGCCTAGAACTCTCCCGCCCTCTCGCACCGCTTGCATCTCCTCCCGCCGTCGTACTCCCTCAGCTTCGGCTGTACTGTCTCAAATCCGCACGCGCTGTACCTGTAGTGAGGGTTTATCCCGCCGCCATCATAGAACCTATGCGCAATATTGGACTTTGCCACCGTGAGCCATATCTCGTTCTGAATTGGTGCCATGAGTTCTACATTTTTAGGGATTGTTATTGGCTGTATCGGCTCTCCCATCCTTCCCGGTTTGCGCTTGAACAGTAATTGCAAGAATTCCTTTATCATGACTGTCTCCCTTGTTGGTCGCGGCTATCACACGTTGGATCTGATGGTTTATCATCTCAAACTCAACCATGTACTGCATACACATTGGCCACGGTGTTGAAATCGCTTTGAATTTGGACACTATTAGCGCGGATGCTAGCCTCAAGACTTCCGACATCTTGTCGAGATCAAACTGATGCTTGGCCTCGTAGTGCTTAACCATCACCGCTGTGGTAGCATTGAACCATTCCCTGCACGTTGCGCACTTCCTAAGCTTCCTTTCCACCGTCGCTCCTCCCTGATAATACCGACTTAAGCATTGCAAGCCCCTTAACCACCTGTTCCGCCGAAAAGCCCGCATTTCGAAAAGCCCGCCCCATCTTTGCCATTTCCCCCTCAAGCCTTAGACTGTGAGCCCAAAGCGTTTTTGACATCTCAACAGCGAAATCCATCGGCTGTTCATCGCGCATAGTTCGCTGTGTGTAAGCATGAACCCGCCCAATTCCATCAATGTATACATAATTCTCCGTCATCCCCTCCTCCTTGGATTGCCGAAACCCTGATCCTCTCGCGCCGTCTTTGCCGAGTGATGAGAGTTGCAAAGGCTCTGATGGTTATCCTCGCTCCAAAACAGCGGGTCATCCGGCCCCGCCACCGCCTTAATATGGTCCACATGCCCGCCATGTTCCACGCTGGTTAACACTCCCACTGTCAGACAGTCAACACATAGCGGGTTGCGGCTCCTGTAGTCCTTGCTATACGCCGTCCACCTGGCATCGTAGCCCCTGCTTGCTGCGCTGCCTCGCTCTTTGTTGTACCGCTGCGCAGATGCCTTCCGCCTCCCTTCCGCCTCCACCTGATGCTCGTCACATCTCCCCTTGTCAACCAGTTTGCCGCATCCTGGCTTAGTGCAGGGCCGCTTTGGTCGTACTGCCATCGTTCCTCCGATCGGAAACTGGCCCCACTCAAGGGGCCTTTTCCTTTACTCCTCCCAGGTGAACGTGAGAGTACCGGTTTTGCCGAAAGTCTCGGGATTCCCTGCGAACGGGCAAGATACACCCTTCACGCTAACACTCCGCGCCACCTTCTGCGCCACTTGCACGCGTCGGGTGCCGGTGAGTTTGGTAAACTCCTTTTTGTCCGCCTGGCAGCAGTCGTAGTGTGTATCAAGCACCGGCGCAACTTGCCGCACCGTCTTGCATTCGTCGCACACCCACCGCTCCACCGTCACCTCTTCGTAGACGGGCGGCGGGTTGAGGATGGCGTCAATCGCTATCAGCACGTTCTTCGCTTGTTCAGCAAAAGTGCCAGTGTAGGATGCCATGCTTTCAAAGTTGCATCGTGCCACCCTCACCGCTTCCTTATACCGCTCCAGTTCCGTCATGATTCCTCCCCGTTAAACGCGTCAATCACCGCTTCTGCATCCTTGCACGGCCATTTGCTCCCGCACTTCTGGCATAAGTCAGGCAGCGGCTTGAACTCAATCAGGTGCTCGCGTCCCATGACGGACGAATGGTGGCCGTGTACGTGCCTGTGCGGTCCTTCGTGTCCCGCTGGCAGCGCGCACCAGATAGGTATCCCTTTTGGCCCCGGTGCGGGGTTTTCTGCGTCCTTGTACCTCGCCGTGCATCGCGTATTTGGCACCCTCACATGTCCGAGTGCTGTGAGTGCTACAGTTGCCGAGTCTTCCATGATTCCTCCCTTTTCATCTCCGGTATCGGCAGTGCGCGAATCAAACGTTCCGCCTCATCCCATGACTCCTCATAAGTGCGGAAAGACTCGTCGGCTTCCCTCATGGCCTTCTGACAAGCCGCCCTCATCGCCTCCGCCCCTCTCGCAAAGACAGCCGCGTTATGGGCTATCGGCCCCTCTCCCGTAAACCGCAACGCCAGCCGCGTCTCAAGATCCTCCACATACGCCTGCTCTTTCTTGTTCATGATCCCCCCCTTTTTTTCCCATTTCGCCCAAATTTGCGTTTTAAGCCGCCCCTTTTCCCAGACGCGACTCCTTGCCTACACTCGCCCACGTTCGCCCAAATTTGACGGGGTAGCGGCTCAGAAAAGCTCGTTTGCTGTTTCGATCACATCCGCACCGTGCAGCTTCTGCCCCAGATCGAAGAACATCGCCGCCGTCCGTGTGTCTCCCTTCTTCCCTTCCGCCGCCCATGCCTCCCGGTATCGCTCCATCATGGCGGGGGTCGCGCAGTAGTAGACCTTATCGGCATCGTCCACGGCTACAGCTTCTTTCCCATCATTCGCCCAAAGCCACTGAAACACGTTGTCGGGGTATTCGCGCTGCCATTTGCCGCTTCCTCTCGTCATGAACCGCATAGCCACCTCACGCTGTCGGGAAAGCTCAAGCCGTCCCGCTTCATTACAATGTCTACCGCGTCACCGCCTTTGCCGCAGGCAAAACACTTCACACGATTGCTCGCTATGTGGTGGTGCAAGCTCGGCTTTTCCTCATCATGCCAAAGACAAAGCGCGTAGCCTTGATTGAACTCTAGCAGTGTGCCCACTGGCACAGCCTTGGCTGCTGCCACCATATCGCCGTTGATCTTTCCTTGTATATCAACCTGTTTCCGTTCCTGTTTCGGCGGGGGCGGGGGCGGGGCGTATTGGAACAGAGGCGCAGCTTTGATAATCTCCAGCATCGCCGCCTTGTCATTCCCTGCCGCCTCTATCCAGTCGCAAATGTCACCTTTTGGCGGGAGGGAAGGTAAAAGGACAATCCGCGACATTTCGCAGATGCCGTGCAATGTGGTCGCTATCATCTCAGCGTAGACCATCCCCGGTGTGTCATTGTCCCTCAGTATTGCAACCCGCTTGCCCTGCATGTGATGGATCATGTCAGCGGGAAACTTGCTGTTGCTGCCACTGTCAAAGGTCGTACCGCAAAGCCCCCACCTGTTCACTATGTCAGCCTGCTTTTCCCCCTCGGTGAAAATAACCGCCTTGGCTTTAATTACGGCGGGGAGGTTGTAAAGGATGGGTTGGCCTCCCCTTCCGCTTTCCCTGTCGCCGTGGTAAAACCGAAATTCCTTGTGGGTCTTGCGCCCTGGTTCTATGCGCTCCTTCCAGTAAGCAAGGTTGCCGCGCTCGTCATAGTAAAGGTATTTTCCAGTGATTCGCTGTTTCATGCATGAGCCCCAATCATGGATTGCGCTTTTTCCCTGTCCTTGGCCTTTTTGATGTTCTGGTATGAAATCCAGTCTTGCACGGTGGAAGTGATGGTCTTGGGCGTGTTGTCCAGTCCTCGCGGCTGCACTCCAAATTTCTCGCAATACTGATGAAACGCCCACCCGTCTCTGTACCCCTTGTTTCTGCCGTGCTGAATCAACTGGCTGTACCATGACTGCTTTTCTTCCATTGTGGGCTTTCTGTCCTTTTTCGTCTTGTCTTTCCCTGTGCCGCCCTTGTAGACAATTTCACCCAAAACGGCGTCTATCTCCTCCACGTCTTGCCCGTACCTTTCCTTAACAGGGATCGTGCCGCAGCGGGGGCATTTGAGCTGCCCCGTATAGACATTGTGGCAGGACAGGCAAGTAATGGGGCGGCTGTTGCGCTCCTTCCGCTTTTCGTTTTTTGCGCTCACCATCTTGGTCTTTTCGTTTAGTGTCCAGTTGGTGATTTCGGTAATGGGGCCATGCTCCCAATAGACGCCTGCCATGTCCAGCAACAGACAGTTGTGAACTAGGAGGCCGTTGGCAGTGAAGCAATGACGGGGTCCGCAGTCGAGAATGTCCCATACTTCCCTTTGGGCTTGCATGACGGGCGGTTCCACCGCTCTATGATCTGTGCAAATGTCATGTCTTGGCTCAGCATGGTTCTGAGTGTCGAATCTGCGTATTTGATTTCGGGATATTGTTCCCTGAACTTGTGGAAGAGTGGGGCAATCGCTCTCTTGCGAGTATGCGAAAGGTTCTGAGAATAGGTTGACCACCTTATGTTTCCAGCTTCGTAGTGGCCGTTGTTGTCTATCCTGTCTATCTGGATGTTTCGGGACTGTTCTGGAATCCCCAAGTTGTCCTTCACCCACAAACAAGCATCTGAAACTGAGGCGAATCTGAACTCTATGCCACGCCCCCCATAGTCGGCGTAATGCGCGTACTTTGGGTTTTTGCACCGCTGCCGCGCCCCGTTGAGCCTCGCGTACAGCCACTTCGGGAATCTCACAGGCTGGTTGCACGCTCTGCAACCTTTGGTTTTTCCGGCGGAAAGGTTCCACAACGCTATCCAAGACTCGCGCCCACACGTTACGCATTGACAGAACACTTGCCGCTTTTGGTTCCATCGTTTGCCCTTCCACCTCACCTCTGGTGAAATGATTTTCACACTCCCGAATTGGACGCCCACCAAATCCGGTCGTAACGATGGGGATTTGTTCGGCGGCACACTCCCCAAGGGTCCGCCAACCTTTTTCGGTTTTAACTCTGTGGTCTGGTGTTGCTGTGAGTCCAGCGTAGGTAATGACATTTTGTACCCCCTTGCATATTGCCCCTTTGTGTGGGACGAATGAAACGCCATCCCATACTAAGTGATTTAGGGTAATTTTGTCAATATCTATTAGACCATGCTGGGTAAGTATTTTTGTCCCTGCCGCTATGCAGTCATCTTTCCCTTCGGCAAGCCGCATCCCCCTGCCTACGCACTGCAAGTACATGACGATTGACTTGGTAGGCCGCGCCATGATTACGCAGGAGATAGAGGGGATGTCTACCCCTTCAGTGAATACAGCGCAGTTGCAAAGGATCTTGAACTCACCCCGCGCATACCGCCTCAAAATCTCCTTTCTCTCTTCGGAGTCAGTTGCACCGTCAACGTGTTCGGCGGGTATACCCTCAGATCGGAACCTTTCACAGACAGCCACAGAGTGCGCAACTGTTGTTGTAAAGCACACAGTCTGCCTACCCTCCCCTAGTTGTTTCCACTTCTCAACGATATTGGCAGTGATAGCCCCCTGCATCATCGCCATGCTCAACTGTTTCTCGTTGTAGTCGCCTGCCGTGATCTTGATACCCTTAAGGTCTGGTTCGAAAGGGGCAAAGTACCGGACAGGCACAAGATAGCCTTGGTCAACGAGGTCTGCCATGGTTGCCACAACGATAAGCTCATTATAAAGCGCACCCAAACCCATACCCGACTTTCGGCATGGTGTAGCGGAAAAGCCTATCAGGAGCTTGGGCGCGTACTTCTCGATGATTTCAATGTAGGTCGCCGCGGTGCTATGATGAGCTTCGTCAACAACAACCATGTCGTAATGGCCGAAGTCTTTATGTTTAATCCGCCTCACCATCGTCTGTACGCTGGCAAGGTCAACATTGTGCCGGGGATCATAGACCTCCCCCGCCTTGATAATCCCATGAGGGATTGCGTAGTGGTCCATGTAGTCCGATACCTGGAAAAGTATCTCTGTCCGGTGAACCAAAAAAAGAACCTTTGTCCCCTTTGATGCCGCCGAGTTGATGATACTAGAGAGCATGACACCTTTGCCGCTTCCGGTAGGCGAACACACCATGACTTTGTTTTTCTTGTTTCGGAACGCTTCACGGATTCGGTCGAGTGCGTTTTGTTGGTACGGTCTAAGCTGCACATTGCCCCCCTTATACCTCCTATGTAGGTTACTTGGTAAGTAACTAGGTTCTATCTAGGAAGAGGTTTTAGATGTTACTGCTACTGCTACTGCTACTGGCTAGGATGTGCTATAGCGGTGCTAGGATTTGCTATAGCACTGCTTAGCACTGCTATAGCGGTGCTAGGATTTGCTAGCTTTTGCTTTGCCACCCTTGCTGCCAGCTTCCACCTTCTTTTTCTGGAATGATTGTGCCTCTATAATCAATGACTTGGCAAATTCAGTGGTTCCTTCGCCCGACACAAGATCAAGAGCAAACTGAGCCAGCCACGCCTTGTGCTTCCCTGGTGGTATCTTGTAAACTTCTGCAAGGAACGATGCTGCGTCTAGCCGGTAAAAGAAAGGTTTTGCCACTTGTGCCGCTCCTTTTCACATCTGCAAGTAGTACAAAATACAAAACCCTCCACCGGGCGTGTGGGGCGCACCGGGGAGGGTTAGGGGTTCGGGCGCAATCCGCCCTACACCGAAGCTTATAGTCTACGCGCCCCCCACAGGCTCGTCAACCGCTCAATATTTCCGCCATAATACTCTCAGCCCGCCGCGCACGCAATGGAAAATGAATTTGCAAGGGGCTAACTCCATCCCTCTGTCATCATCCTGTCACAGTAGCCGACATAGCTTATCCGTTGCGGTCCGCGGATGAGAGTAGGCAATAACGCCGCGATCTCTTCCTTTGACAATGATCGCGGGTCGCTGCTATTGTATCCGCACCTCTCAGCTAACCGCTTATCCAGCTCCTTGTCGAGCTGGTACTGTTCCGCTCTGGTCATGATCGGCGCAGGCTTCGGCTTCCGCTTCCAGGGTTTCGCAGGCTTGATGAGAATTTCGTCCTCTGCCTCCCTCTGCCGCTTCCTGCGCTCCTCAATAGTGCGCCAGTTCGCCACATGTTTCTTTGATTTGTGGTCTTTGCGGCTCTCTGCTGCTTGGATGCGGTGCATGGCGCAGTATGGGACGCGGGAATGCTCCGTAGGCTCACCACATACAATACATTTACGCGGGTCTGCCTTCTTCGCAGCCGCACGCTTGATCGAGTGTCGGCGGTTGGCTTCCTTGATCTTTTCCGCTTCCCTTATTACCCGGCAAGGGTCGCACCGTTTGCGCCTGTTGCTGCCCGTCTCCGCTCCACAATCAATGCATATCATGTCAGTCTCCTACGCTTGAATGTTCATCCAGTGGTGAAACCACCGATATTCTGTCATCCATGTCCTCGCACCACATGAAGAGCATTTGACGTGCATAAGCGGTTGGCTGCTCATCGTTAAGTTGACCTTAAAAACAGGTTCGCCGCCATTGCCACTATTTGCCACCCACTTGTGATCACACTCTGACATCTATTTCCTCCTTGTCATTGGTCAGGCCAATTTCCTCCCGCTCCCCACTCCCGCCGCAGAGGTCGCACAACGGCGATACCAGCTTGTAGCGCGGCAGGCCGGGGAGGGTGTTTGGAACTTTGGCGCGAACGGCGAGCTTGGTGGTGTCTTCGCCGGTGCCTTGGCATTTGGGACAGGGTGCGGTCACTTCTTCCCCTCCTTCTTTTTCTTCCTCTTGGGAGTGTTGCAAGCGGACCCGGTGACGGCAAAAGCTACGCACTCGGCTATGAATTTGAGGAGGAAGCCCGGCTTACTCATGGCGCACCGCCTCTGCCGTCCCGTGCCCTTGACATCTTCCCTCACAGCAGTTATCCGCCCCGTTTTTCAGCGTATGCTCCAAGATGTAGGCGCGAGCCTCGGGAGTTGTCAGAGCCTTTTTGATACCAAGGCGCAACCTCTCCGCCTCCCGCTGCGATTCGGCTGCGGAGAGGGTGAGTCGGGAGAGTTCGGCCTCCATCCTCTCATAATCCTTCTTGTTGACCTTGATAGTGATAAAATCTGCCATCGGGCTTTCTTCGCTTTCCATCTTCCACTCCCCAATATTCCCGTTATTTATTCCGCGCAATCGTCGGCTGGCTCCATGGCAAGACTCCGCTGCCGGTCCCATTTATCAAACTCTTCCTCGGCATCTCTAACTTTTTGAGTCGCCATAACTTCAACAACAAGAGGGTCTGCCCGCGGGTTATCTACATACCCCATTGAATACATATCAAGACCGAATTTCGTTGAAAGCGCGTGGTGCGCCCCATCGTCCAGATAGATATCGCCTTGTTGTTCATCAGATTCGACGGCACATAAAGCTACCGTTACGCCATTGACAGTCCTAATCCTAATCGCCACTTCAACCTCCCCAAATATCCCCAGCCGTTGACTGGTTGAGTTAAATCGACTCGCTGTCCAGAATTTCCCATCCGACGATGAAACGGGAATCACCGGCTATTGCGGCGATTCGCCCACGGTACAGCCAGTGATGCCAGAAGGAGTTGAGCCGGTAGTTTTCCATTTGCTCAGATATGATGTAGTTTTCGAGATACCACTCACAGCCTCCGTAGTAATCGTTCATGCTCGTCTCCTTCGGAAATATCCCCAGCCGCACAGGGCAGAGGATGGTTAATTGTCTTTGTGCTGCGGCCAGTTCGCTTTGACGCGCTCCATTAAAGCTAGATCCTCGTCGGTAAGATCATCAAAGAAGTTATCGAGGCTATCTTGGACTTGGCATAGGTACCTGTCGCATTTCATGATCAGTTCATCCGTGACCCTGCCGACGAAGCTGCTGTGTTGCCGCTTTACCTGCTTCATCATGCTTTTGCGTATCTCGGCACGCCACACTCTCATTTCCCTGTTGCCGGTCCCTTGCCTGTCCACCCTGTCCATATCGATCAAGAGTGTTTCCATCAGCGCCAGCATTGCGATAACCGGCACGTCCTCACGCGGCAACATTATCTCCGGTGCCGCGAGCTTTGCGAGGGCTTCCTTACCCATTAGCCACCTCCTCAGATACCCGCGCCATCCTCATTCTCGCCTCCCTTCCCATCTCTCAACCTCCATTGCCTATTCTGGCAGTCACCACATATCATTTTGCTGCCCCGACCACTGCCGCCGTTCCAGATAAGGACGGTGCGCGGAGTGGCGGGGGTTTTACACTCGCCGCAGTGGGGCGGGTGCCATGTGCCGGTTACTTTGGACACTTCGCCCGCTCCTGCTCGTCCTCAACTCCGTGCTTGCTGCCGTGTACGTGGCTGCTGATGTAGTGGAAGCGGCACACGTCCAGCATGGATTTCAGCATCACCTCCATCAGTGGGCCAATATAACCATTCCAGTGGGCTTCTGCGCGTTCTTGCGGGGTCATCTCATCTCCTTAAATACCGCCCAGTGGAGACAATTTCCCAAAGGGCGGTTGTAGCAGGGGCCGCAACGACGGCGAGAGGTGTTGGCCCCTGGTAGCTATTTCCTCGTCTCTATTACCCTGATTCCATGCAGCCACCACATCAGCCGCCGCTTGATTTTGAAGTCCGGTAGCGACTCCATCCCCTTCGCATCTTCCACCACCGTTTCCCCGTCGCGCAGGTAGACGAAATCGGCCACGTAGCGCACAGGGGGGAGCTTCCGACCGTCGAGGTTAGCCGATGGTATCAGCTCGTATGAAACTTGCCGCTGCAGGCCCGATATGACGCCCGCAGCCTGTTCCATCTTCCGCTGGCACCACACGGCGTATTCATGTTTACTGTCGAATGATCCCTCGTCGGTGACTACCTTCTTGTTGCGGTACTTTGACGGCTTCGGCGCTGGCTGTTCTGCCCGCTTGCCGAGAAGTGCGGCGTATTGCTCCTCGGTCATCCTCATGCGGGCGGTTCAGCAAACGGGCAAGACTCGCTGTGTCCGTCAGACTGTTGGCACTCGGGGCAAACGGGCTTCTTCTGCTCGGCTACCCACTTCATCACCGCGTCAAACTGTTCGGCCAATATCTCGCCCGAAGTCTTGACCTTGAAATGTGCCAGCAAGTCAGCCGGTCTGACATCTTCGCCCATTGCCGCCACGATCTCCTTTTGCTGGTCGCGGGTGATTCGGGCGGGGGCGCCGGTGAGGATGAGCGGCTTAACCGTGAATGGTGTCCTCTTCGCCCTGGTCGACGTCAGTGCCATTGTGACCGGCGCGTCGATGTGGCTCATGTGGCTGATGCGAATCCCGCCTACTGACATGCCGCCGAATTGCACAGTCGGGTCGCCGTAGAGTGTCACGCTGCGGCCAATGTATGCGTTGCCGTCCTTGCCCCATACGTGGACTAAGACGCGCCTCATTGACTTTCCGGGCTTGTACGGCTTCCCGTCATCGCCCTCGTAGTGGATGGAAACAGGCTGCTCTCCTGCGGCAACTGAGACTTTGGTGATTTTTATCGTGAGCGTTCTCCCCCCGATAAAATCATCATAGTTGGCCTGATCGCTCTTGGGGGCGGTTGTTGTGCTGATGTCGGTCATTGGCTTAACTCCCTTTGCGCTATTCCATAGCCTTGTAGTCCACCTTCAAATCTTTCAGTCTGGCAATCTGCTTTTCAAGGGACTTGATTTTTTTAACGCGCTCGGACTCAACCGCTTTCTCTGCAAGCTCCTTGGTTTCGTGTAAATGCTTACCTACCTTGTAAGAGACAGGGCTCCCAACGAGCTTGAGGTACCCCTGATACATTGAAGGCTGAACCTCTGACTCTTGAACCCCATCCGAAAAAGCGTATTTCGTGAACCACATTTTTTTCATTGTCAGTCTCCATAACTCAGCATGATTTCCTGCTCGACCCTGCGCTCGGTTGGGATGAGTCGCGCCTTTGTTTTCTTGACGGCGTGATAGGCGTCAACCTTCTCTTGAACCTTCGCCTCAAACGCCGTCGCCGCTGCGATGATTGCGGCATGAATTACCGGATTCGGGTAAACGCGGATTGCTGGCATTTCGAGCCCGCCTGAGTAGCTGATGAAATCCCACCACTTGCGCTCGGTCACAAGCAGGCAAGTCTGCACCTGGATCACGTAATCGGCGGGGATGGTTTCTTCTGTTACGTTTTCCACCAGCGTCTGGATCTGGAATTTCTGCCGCCTGGACTTGATTTCGATCCCGCCGTCATCGCCCACAATTCCGTCTGGACTTGCTCCAATCGTGAATCCCCACTTGCTGTTCGTGACGAATCCGACCTCCTCGACCGGCTCGTAATGCTTGGCGTAGAGGTTGCGGGCTTCGATTTCGTCATCCATCCCCCTCAGCATGTCGTCGCTAATGTAGCTCGGCTCCACGTGACCGGTGATGCGTTGTGCAGCTATCTCCCAGACGTGAGCGCGGCACTTGTCGTTGTCGGCGATCTTGAGTGAGGGCGTGATGACGTGCTTCATTTCGGAAGCGGTAAGGATGCCGCGCCTGCACTCAAGCCACGCATCGCTCCCCTGTAAAATATCCCTGTGGTATTTGATGCTGCCTTGTGCCACCGGTTTATCAGTGGTGACGGCGGGCATTGCGGTCGAACGTGTAAGGATCTCTTTCACGTTGGCGATGCGCTCGGCTGACGGGTTGGGCGCAGTGCCGAAGATGTCGAGAATCTCGCTCACTTCGCCCCCTTCATCCCGCGTTTGGCGAGCTCGGCCACCAGTTGCAGCGCGGCGGGTGCGCTCAGCGTCGAATCGTTGCAGGCGTTAAGGATGCTCTGCAACGTGGTCATGTAATCGGCGGTCGCGGCGGTCATTTTCGCCTCGTAATCGGCCCGCTGCTTCTCGTCCTCGATGCGCTTGCGTTCGGCGGCTTCGGCTTCGGCTTCGGCTTTCTCGCGCTCAATCCTCGCGGCCTCCTCCTGCTTCTTCTGGAGTTCGGCTTTTTCGTCGTCGATGATTGCTTGCTGCCTGGCGCGTTCGTCGGCGGCGATGCGGTCGGCTTCTTCCCTTTCCGTCCGCGCTTTGTCATCGGCTTCCTTCTGTCGGGCGGCTTCGGCTTCACGGAGTTTGGCAAGCTCGGCGCGTTCTGCTGCTATCTTCTCCTGCTCGATGGTGTTAAGCCTGTCCTGTTCGGCCTTTTCGGCGGCGAGTCGGTCACGCTCGGCTACTACTGCCTTCTCCTGCTCGATGCGGAGTTCTTCCAGCCGTGCGGCTTCGGCTTCCTGCTCGGCTTTGATGCGGGCGGCTTCCTGCTCTTGCTCCTGCACCGTCTTGACGGTGTCCTTGAGAGTAGCGACAACCTCAACCTTTGCCGCCGTCGCCTCTTCCGCGAATTCCGCGAATTCCACCCCGATCTGTGCGGCTTCGATCTGTGCGATGTAGATTTCCAAGGACATGGCATCCTTGCCGACTGCGCCGAGTGGGAGGTTGCGGATACGGGTAATCCTCGCCTGTATGCCATCCACGCGCTCTTTTTCGATGCGTTCTTTCTCGGCCTTGATCGCGGCCTTGCGATCCTCTTCGGCCTTGATCTGCGCGTCAATCGGCTGCTCCAGCTTCAACAGTTCGGACGTGATGCGCTTAGCGGCGTCGTCAATCAGCCTGCACCTTTCAAGTGCGGGGGCTTTGATTTCCTTCCGCTTCGTCTCCAGGCTCGTCCGAAGCGTGACCAGTTCGCGGCGGTCCTTCTTTGCCGTGTCCATGCCGATGGTCGTTGCCACGTCATAGCGGGCATCTTTGAGGCGTTCGCGCAGTTCGGATAGCGCGGCCTCCGTTGCCGAATATTCCGCGATTGCGGATGTCTTGGTTTCCTGCAATTCCTTTTTCACTGTTTCCCCTCCAATATTCGCTTGACCTCTGCCAGCTCCACGAATCGCCCGATACCTGCGGCGCGGTCGTATAGCCAGAGGCGGCGGTTGATGGCTGATATCTCTATGGTGCCGATGGTGATGGTGTTAGGCATCGGCCACGGCTCCGCAGAACGGACAGCCTATTACCATGTCTTTGAACTGCGGGGAGCAGGTAACTATGACAACCATCTCTGCCCCGCACTCGCAATGTATCTCGTAGCTCTTGCACTCCTTCACAACTCGTGGCATACTTTCCCCTGTCTGCTGTTTGAGCCTCTGTTTGCGGCAGAGGCTTTTCTTATTTCATCCGCCGCGCATAGTCGGCTAGCATGGAAGCATAGGCCGAGAGGTCGGCGGCTTCCTCTATCACTCTCTCCGCTGCACCATGGCCGTGTTCAAAGTCCCATGCCGCCGTATGCAATTCCTCCAGCTCTCTCCGCGCCAACTCCATCAGATCCCACGGCGGGATATGTCGCCAATTCCCCTTCCGCTCGTTCTTCGGGTTCGTCAGCGCCCGCCACATTGCGCGGGCATGGCGGATGACGAGGATGGCGCGGTTAATCCGGTTCTTCAGTTTCGTCAGCATCTGCATTCTCCCCGTCTTCGCAGTAATCGCAATCTCTCACCCTGCAATAATCGCAGGGTCCACTGTCCCAATATTCGAGCGGTTCCATCGCGTCGTATGCTGCCTGCGCCCTTTTAAAACTGTCCATCATCCCTCCGAAACGTCGCACTGAACTCCTCGCGGATGTCGGCCAACTCCTGCAGAAATCCGTGCCAGTGGTCGAGGGCTAGGTTCTTTAGCCAGCGGGTCATCTCCCCGCCCTCCTTTCCGCCTCTTGCTGCATCGCCCACACGTCAAACACTGACGTACTCGGTACAGTCGGTGAGCAGCTGTGTATGGCGCCTTGGATCAGCAGCGCCGTTGTGATGATTGCGAACGCTGACCAGAACCGCACCCGCGCTATCTTCTCCTCCCTGATTTGCCGCTGCGACTTCTCCACCATGCCGCCTCCTCTCCTGATAAAATCGCATGTCCTCTGCTGATACCTTCTTGCCGACTCGGACGCGCTCGGCTA